AATTTAATCTGTTGAAATAGTGTTACGTCTCTTGTATTTGCTGGGAAATGTTCTATAGTTAAATCATCTAAATCAGCAGCAACACCAGCAAGAGGATTTGCTCTTAAAGTTGTACCATCTGTTTGTGTTCCCAATCTTCTACCCAAAATAGTAGAGAATATTGTTTTGTAAACTCCAAGTATTTCTTCAGTAACACCTGTATTAATTCCCGTAACATTATTAAGTCTAACCGAAGCCTGACTTTCAATACGAACTTCTCCTTGAAAATAAAAACCACCAGAATGTAAAGTCTTTTTGTAAGTATCTCTCCAGTCATTAATTGAACGACCTACTCTTATGATATAAGAATAATCTTGGTATAATAAACTGTCTTGTATTCTCATTGAAGTTTCAGATATCCAACCATCTTGGTTAATATATGAACCGTCAGATGTGACCACAGCATTTACAGTAGCTGTTGCTGTAGCCTGATCTATGTTATAAACATTAGCTTCTACTAAAGATGTTCCGCCTGTTATAGTTGTGTTTGTAGCAAAAGTTCCTGTAGCATTAGAACATTTTAAAATATTTGTATTGCCGTCAAATGATACGACAGTTGCAGTTACTACTGTTGAACTTGAATCAATACCTGTAATTGTTTCACCTACCGTATAAGAACCTGTGCGATTTTCTACAAGTATATAACTTGGTAAAGTTAATGTAGGAGGTGTAGGAGAATCTTCATAGTTTGCTCCTAATTCTGTAGTTTTTAATGACAACACTCTTCCAATTTCAGTACCATAAGCATAAACAGAAGCACTTGATCCTCCAGATGATGTTATAGTAAGTGTTGGTAAAGAAGAATAATCTCCTCCATATATAATTCTAATATCTGTTATGTCACCAGAACCTGTTCCAGTTTCTTGCACAATTTTATTTCCTGTGTAAGGATCTCCTCTTACAGTTTCATCTTCTAAAACAATATGGTCATCTATACTTGATGTACTTTCTTCTTGTGTAAAACCTCCATTAACAACTGAAACTTTTGCCGAAGCATTACCTAAACTAAAATTAATAGTATCTCCTATTTCATATCCAGAACCACCATCATCAATTAAAAAATGTGTTATTGCACCTGAACCAACAGCATCAACTTGAATAATAGCACCATTACCTCCACCAGATATAGAAACATTATCATCTGGACTGTATAAAGCACCATCATTATTAATTGTTTTAGAAACTATAACACCAACCAATGTACAAGTAATTTGTTTATCTGAATCTGTATTATCATCTCCAGTTATGTTTTCACCTGAAACAAACGTTCCTGTTATAGATTCTTCAGTTAAAATTAATTCTACAATTGTTTCTCCGCCAATTGCATATTTAAATACATTTTCTACAACAGCTGTTGCTTCATTTACAGTAGGGTCTGATGGATTGTTTGCTTGTGTAATTGTTTGACCAACTAAATTAGAAGCATCCGAAATACCTACTTCAATACATCTTAAAATTTTTTGAGTATCCCATTTACCATCTGACACCCTTAACATATTTTCTTTTGGATATCTTATTTCAGAATCTACATTAAATAATAATTTAAAAAATATTTCACTTGCACGTTTAGTACCTTTTGCACGATAAAGTGATTTAATATTTTTAATTAGTTTTCTTTTATCTATACTTTCACTTAAATTGTCAGGTATAGATTGTAAAAAAGCATTTCTAAATTTAGTTAAGAAACTTTGAATTGTTTTATCTGGATCAGGATAATCTAAAAGTTGTTGAATGTTTTGTACAGGATTTGCTTTATAAGTAGAAATAACTCCTGTTGCACCTGAAGTTGAACCTGTTAGTGTTTCACCTATAATAAATTTATTTTGATGAGTTACAAATATTCTACTATTAGAGTCAATATCTTCTACTAATACAGTTGCTGTTGCACCTGAAGTTGAGCCTGTAACTGTTTCACCATTTATAAAATCTCCTACAGCAGAGTCTTCTAAAAGAATATTATCACCAGTATCATCTTTTTGTTGATTTGTTCCATTTAATAATAAAAAACTTTCAGCTGTTGTTTGAGTCTCTAATCGTATTACATCTGGATTACCTATACTTGAAAAAACAATTTCAGCTGATTCTAAAAATTTATAATATTCTTTTACAAATTCTAAAAAATATGGATGATCTTCCAGAACGAAATCTGGCGCTTGATGTTTTACAATATTCGATATTTTATCTTTGAAGTCGGCCATTAGGTACTGTAACTTGATGTTGTTGTGTAACCAACACCAGCGTTAGCAGAACCACCAACTAGAGTATCTGGTGTAACTGTAATAGTGCTGTTAGCTACATCTATGTTTAAAACTTGATTTCTAACAGGTACAATATCATTTGAATTTGGTTGAACTGTTAATTCAATGACAGTTGAAGCAGAGCCTCTAATATTTTCTATGGAAGATATGTTTATTGAGTCAATATCAATTTGACCAGTTAAATAATTAATTGTACCAGCTGTATTATCAACATAGGTTCTTACTGAACCAACCAAATAATATCTTCTTAAATTACCAGAACCATCATCATCAAAAAAGTAAACATTTGTTGCATCCCCATTTACTTTAAATCCAGTAGAACTTAAAACACCGCCTTCAGCTGATTTATGTCCTGTATGAGGATTATATAATGGATTAGAAAAATAAATTGTATAATTTGTAGAACTACCTGTTGTAGGTGTAAATGATTTTCTAATTCTTAATGTTGTAATGTTAGATAAGATACTTGTATCAGCATCATCAATTAATTCTAAAACTTTTGAATATCTAAAAATACCATCAAATTGATTTAAAGTATTTGTATTATAATTTGTTAAAGCATTTGTTATATTAGTTTTTAAAGTATCAGCTGTTTTAGAAGTTGCCTGTTCATTATATCTTGCTGTAGTTGTCAATAATAATGTAGTTGTTTGAGGATCAACAATTACTGGAGTTACTGAAGCAACAGAATATCTTTTTAATTGAGTGACTAAAGAAGCTTTTGTAGTTTGTGTTAATGTAGAACCTGATATTGGTTTAATTGATATATAAACTCTTCCATAAAAAGGAGTTTCTGCGTCTTCACCACCCCAAGCAGATACCGATTGTGTATTGGCATATAATTCCCTAACCTTTACTTTATAATCTTCTATTGTAACAGCACGATCTTGGGAAGAATAAAATTTAGGTGCATTAAATTTAACACTTTCTTTTGTTTCAGCTTCAGAACCATTACCAGCATTTGAATTAACTGTAATTGTAACATCACTAAAACCACCTATATTTCCTGACAGACTAAATGAAGTAGCCCCATTTGCAGCAGTTTTATTTGTAACAACGTATTTTAAAATAATAATGTTTCCATTTTCAATAGCTTTACCTATAACACCATCACCAAAATAAACTTCAAATTTACCATCTTCAGCTTCTTGTAAAAAATAAACTCTACTTGTAGTATCTAATTCTGTAATTGAAGTTGCTTTTGTGTAGGTATAAGTTGTTGTGTCAGCGGAACTATTTTGTACTTGAACTGTTAAAGTTGAAGTATCAGCATTTGCTGATTGAATTAAAAATCTTTGATCAATGTCTGTGGTATCAACTGTGTATTGATAAGTTACATATGTTCCTTCATAAACTTTTAAATTTGAAAAAGTATAAATGCCATCTACTGGTGAAATTGTATTTGAACTTGTGGTAACAAAAGTATAAGATGTTCCATCAACCGAAGTTGTAAATTTTGTTCCTGCACTCATTGTTAAAGAACTTCCTGTTGCGTCATTAACAACAACATTTAAATCAGCATATGGTGCTCTTGGTGAGTTTGGTGTGTAACCTAATGCTTTGGCTAAAGATACAATACTGTTTCGCAAATCAGCAGTATCAATAAACATTTCATTGGCTAAAATATTTGCGTTGTAAGAAAGATAGTGAGTATTGTAGGCCAATAAATCCAAAAGAATGGACATACCTGATCCTTCAAAATCATAATCTTTAAATTGACTTTGATTGGATAAAAATCTTTTTAAATTAGCTTTGATTTGATCAAAGTCTAATTGTGATATGTTTAGTTTAGAAGCCATCTTATCTTAATCTTTGTAAAAATTCTGTTATCGTTACAGGTTCAGGTCTATTAACAACATAAAAAGAAATTGTAACTTTATATTCATTTCTATCCAAATTATCTTGTACAATAATTTGGTTTATGGCAACTCTTGGTTCAAAGTTAATAATAACTTCTTCAATACGATCCTGTAATAGAACAGCATTTAAAGGAGTTATTGGTTCAAATAATAAATCTCTTACACTAGAACCAATTTCTGG